TGTAAATTTATCAACCTCTCCTGCGTTATTGAACTTTGAACCCCAACTTGGCAGGTTGATAGTCGAGCTAATAGACATATCCACATAGTCCTGAATGTCGGCTTGGAACTTGATTCGTTGCTCATAGTTTTCACTTAGGTCGATAGCACTTTCAATCTTGCTTGGGTCAACTCCATATTTGTCGATAAGGATTTGAGCTGTTCCGTCAATGACATACTGGTACTTCCACTTTGTCCCTTCCGTGAGAAACCTTCGTTTATATGCCACAGCAAAGAGTGGTTCGATTCCTGTAGTCGTCCCTGCAAGAATGCCAATGCTGCCTGTAGGTGCAATAGCTCTGTAAGCTGCTGGTCGGCTAATAAAGAATCGGTCACAATGTTCATCTGCTGCTCGTTTACTTTCATCTCGGTATACCTCTAGCCATTTCTTTAATTCAGGGACTACTTCGTATGGGTGTCCTTTTTTGAGCAACCATTCGTGAATTCCCATAAGTCCAAGTCCAAGTCGTCGATTTTTCTCACGAACTGTATATACTTTTTCGTAGGGTAAATCAGCCCGGAGTGTACCACAGACCAAGAACTTAGAGGCAAGTTCCACAATGGACTTGAACTCCTCCAAACTCGTAACGTTGCCCAGATTAATTGACCCCAAATTGCAAACGTCACTATCGTCTTCTGATGTAACCTCAGTGCAAGCGTTTCTAAGAGTTTCATTCTGTTTATCCCCAAAATTAAAGCTAAAGCCCGGTTCTGCTGTTTCCATAGCTTGTCGTACATTCTGCTTAAACACAGCGTTGTTCTCAAGACCACCTACTAACGAGGCATCGTCATAATTCACTGAAATGTTAGTCATGTCCAAGGGGGCAGATGCATTAAAATCCTTTAGCTTCATGGCCTTGATGTCTTCATTCCAGTTCTTCATGGTTAGAAACTTCTGAATGTCATCATGCTGCCAATTAAGACTAGCATAGATAGCAGACCGACGACTTCCACCCTGCATCACATTACGACCAATCTCATTGATAGCGTTCATCAATGGGATAGGGCCGCTGGCAGTGCCTCCTGTACGGCTCAAAGCCTTCCCTGAAGGGCGTAGGCGGCTGTAGTCAATACCAATGCCTCCACCTGTCATTAAACAGCTCATTGCTCGCCATGTAACGTTGCTCCACTCCTCTCGTGTGTCTTCTTCAGCACGAAGCAGGAAACAGTTGTTATATGCCTTGAACGGACGACCTGCGTAGTACAGGTAACGACCTCCGGGCAAGAATTTCATCTCTTTGATATATTGTGTCAGAAGTTTACGGTCAGTTTCTGACATAAGGGTGCTGGTTGTACCTTCACGGCTTCCACATACGTCTTCAACTAAACGCTCTGACAACTTAGCCCATGTGTCTCCGGGGCCTTGGGCGTACTTAAAACGAAACACATTCTCTGCAAAACTATTACGAAATTCTGTCATTTATTTTCCTTAACGGCTAACACTTACGTCAGCATCTCTATTATTTTCACACGCAACTAAATACATAGCTACAAACTTTACAAGCCCTTTGTAGGTTCCCCATCCGTTTTCAGGAGCATACTTACGAAAAAGAACAGGGTTGTCTACAAGCTGTGTGAGACCTTCATCCAACAGCTCTATAAGCTGATAAGCAACATACAGGTTGTTTTCATCTGGCCTCCATAAAACATCATACAACGTAAGACCCTTCTCCAGCTTTACCTGAGAAGCCATCTCACCCAGATTATGTGTTATGTTAGCCATAAAAGCAGTCTTCGGACGCTCATAAGTTAACGATACATCTAAGCTCATTCTACTTCCTTTAAAAACCTGTCCATATTATCTTCTACAACGTCTGCAAAGGCATTGATAAGGTCTCTGCTACTGATGTTCAACAGCTCTAGCAAAGAAACCTCATCAAGCCTTTCCAGCTTCTCTTTTAGTTCTTCAAGCAACACGGTCATACGAATCAATTAGCCGAGACAGATACCATTGCATCTTCTCTAAGTCTTGCTTCCCGTTCTTCTCCATGAAGCGCATACCATATTGCATCATCTGCGTATAGTCTGAGCTAAACAAAGGACTATAGGGAACAGCTCCCTCTCCCATTTGCTTATCCACCTTAGCTACAAGTTTCTCAATGACATCACGCACTTCAATGCCAATGTTCTCAAAGAGCATATAGTGCTTTGGCTTATCGATTACATTGTAGCCTTCTGGTTTATATTTAATAAAATCTAAAGCATCGTTAAGAGTTGTGTTAATCTGTTTGTTCATCCAGATTGTATCCCCCTCATAAAGCCTTCCGCTAAAATAGGTACATTGTCCTTCTTCAGATATAAACAAACCTTTTATAGGATTGTCAAAGCTAAGGGGGTCTGTAACGGCCTCTTTATAGCCTCCTGTGTTTGCTTGAATGCTCTTGATGTATTCCTGCATCTTCTCATCATATTCATGTTCAAAGTAAGGCACACCAATGCGTCCACAGCTCTCTTTATATTGGTCTTTAGTCATTTGATTCCTTGTTAGCATATTTACGTTCTAAATACTCGATACTCAAAAACATCTCGTCAAAGGCTCCGTCCTTAACATCGTTCAAGACTACAAGCCCTCGCCAATGTCGGTTAGAAAGATTGTCCATATAATCTTCATCATGTAGATAATAACTACCAGCAATAATAGCACAAATAGGCTTACCATCAGCTCGTTTTCCATACGCTACCTGCTTCGACTGTTGATGTCCCGCCACGCACGACATATGTAGCTTACTAATAATTGCAGAAGGAGAAGCGGCAGGACGACCCATTGCACCCACAGGCCAATAATGAGAAAACCCAACACCAGCAATAAACACTGGCTTAAGAAAGTCATGTACTTCCCAATCTTTAAGAGCAAGGTGGTCATAAGTCATTAGCCCTTCTAGCATTGGGTTGTTGTTAATAGCACGACTAATCCGGTTGCAGTGGTTACCTGTTAGAAACACCATCCGAGGCTTATACACCTTGTGTTTGCTCTCTTTCTGTGTCTTCTGCATGGCCTTTAAAGGGGCTAGGAGGGCTTCCATGCCCTTGTTCCCTGCCTCAATGTCTGCTAGGTAGCGTTTCCCTTCAAAATACTTGCTACCTGCCTTGTCGTGGCTTGAGAGGCTTGGCATATCCCAATGGTCTCCAAGGTGTACAACAACGTCTGGTTTGTAGTCACAGATAGCCTTCCCTGCCCATGTCAGGTGCTTGGTAGGCGTATCTGGCTTGCATTGGGTATCAGGGATGCACAAAATTCTCATTTCTTCCTAGCCTCCATCATTGCGTCTGCTACTTTATAAGCCCACGCACTACCTCCCTTACCGAAATCTTCCCCTTCTTGTAGTGATGCAATTAACCCGTGCATAGCCTTGGCTGCAAAATAGTCACGCAGGGTCATGCCGTTGTGATGGATTAGTTCTTTTGGTCGGTCAACAAGCAAGACCGGAAATGCTGGTATGTCGTTCATTCGTCGTTTTCTCCCCACCCTGTAGCACGTCCTGCAATTTCCTCGTCGCTGTCGTAATATTCACCAAACCATCCCTCGCTCTCACGGAAGGGGGAATATTCAATGCGTACCTTCTCACGTACACCTACATAGCCTGTTGCTTCTAAGAAGAACAAGAAGTCTTGTAGGATATTAGGCCAAGGGGTTCCATCGTCATATTTGATGGCAAAGGTGATGTCTTTGTCTTCAATGCTGTCTTCTTCTCGAAATGTAAACTTATTTGTCATTTGGTTTCCTTTAAAAATCCATTATACGCTTCATTAGCTGTGCATTAGCAAGGCTGTATGCAGGTTCGTCATAGAAGCTGCTGTAATATGCAGGGTCTTGTCCTACACGTACAGAGTTTCTTGCTGCAACACCTTGTATTTCTTCTAAAGAGCCTCCCCAAGGTACTTTCTCATATGTCATACTGCTTCCTTTGGTTTTTCATAAAACATATGGCATTTCTGCACATTGTGGTTGTAAGGCACTCCTGCGAAATACATCAGGGGCTTCTCCGAGGGGACATAAGGAGAAAACCTCTGGCATTGCTCTGTAGCAGGACATCCGTGTCCGTCACATAACGTAATATCATCCACTCCATTGCTCCTTCTTAGCACAGGGGAAAGCATTAACAAGGGACACAGCTACAAAGGCAGAAGCCTCTTGGTGTCTCTTGTCTGGGTGCTCCTCTAACAGCTTCCGAACAATGCCTATC